AATTATACACAGCCGTGCTCGCACCAATATTTACTGTTGCAGTAAATCCTGCATTGGTCAAGTAAACATTTAAAGCGTTTGCCGTTGAATTTAAAGTAGTACCAGAAGAATCATATAATTTGGTTAATACCTTGCCTCCAAGATCCGATCCCAATACAGAAACGGTGTCTGTAACTGCATTCAAATACCGTCCACCACTAATTGTAACAGAACCAGTGACCCTTACGGTGTCATTTGATGATGAAAGATATCTACCGCCAGTAATTGTAATTGGTTGTATAGTTATTCCAGTAGAACCAGCACCACCAATAATTACTGGTTGTCTAAGACCGATACTTCCTGTAATTGCAACAGGAACACCGTTTGTAATTCCTTGAATATTTCCAGTTACTGGAAGTTGATATCCTGTGCTTCCGCGTACATACACAAAACTAGAACCAGTTCCAGTATTTGTAACAGTTACTGTGCCTGTTACAGAACCAGAGACACCCAAAATTGTGCTTGGATTTGTTGAATAAATATTTACTGGAAGTGGTGTTGATTGGGAAACCCGGAACGCTTCTGCGCTAGTTCCCCACATCATTTTCATGATTTGAACGTGTGCTGCACCACCACTCAAACCATTGACATATAAATAATCAGTTGCTATACTTGCAGTGTTTCCAGAAACGTCAATTGTCAGATCTTTATCTGTGTCTGCCATCCGTAATCTCCGTGTTGATAAAAGTATGTATAACTATAAAAATAGGAATGTAAATGATATTTGATACTGAAAAACAACAACAGTTTTGTAAAAAAATAGAAAATCATGTAAAACAATGGAATGTAACGTATATTGAGGCAATTGTTGCTGTTATTGAAGATATGAATATTGAGCCAGAAGTTGCAGCCAAATTTCTAACAAAACCAATTGTAGAGAAGATTCAAGAAGAGGGAAGGCAAATAAATCTTCTCCCAAAAATCAAAAATAAACTTCCAATTTAGTTTTTTTTTGTTATAATTAGATATGTTCGTGTCGGGTAGTTCCCGTCTTAACTTTAGCAATGGGTAGAACCCATAAGGAAAAATATGTCATCATTTAACGATTTTAAGAAAAAGTCAAAATCAAGCATTAGCGATCTCACAAAGGCTCTAGAAAATTTAGAGGGTAAAAAGGATTATAAAGATGATCGTTTTTGGCGACCGGAACCGGATAAGTCTGGAAACGGATATGCGGTTCTTCGTTTTCTCCCTGCCCCGAAAGATGAGGAGTTACCGTTTGTAAAGGTTTATTCTCATGCCTTTCAGGGAAAAAATGGCTGGTTTATCGAAAACTGCCTTACCACCAATGGAGGAAAGTGTCCAGTTTGTGAACTGAATAATGAACTATGGAATAGTGGTGTGGAAGATGATAAGAATATTGCGCGGGATCGAAAGCGCAAATTGACTTATATCTCAAACATCCTTGTTATTAAAGATGAAGCAAATCCACAAAATGAAGGCAAAGTTTTCCTTTTTAAATATGGAGTAAAGATTTTTGATAAACTTAAGGAGGCAATGTATCCTGAGTTTAAGGATGAAGCAGCAATTGATCCATTCAATTTTTGGTCTGGAGCAGATTTTAAGTTAAAAATTCGAAAAGTTGCTGGTTACACAAATTATGATAAGTCAGAATTTGCTCCTGCCACTCCCCTTTTTGGAGGAGATGATGCTAAACTGGAGACTCTTTGGAACAAACAATACTCTCTTCAAGAGTTTGTTTCGCCCAAGAATTTTAAGGATTATTCTGCTCTAAAAACTAAGTTGTATGAAACTCTTGGCGATGACATTCGCTCAAATGCAATGGAAAATCAATCAAGAGCCGAAGAAGAAACCGAAACACCTTTTGATGCTCCCAGTCGCAGCAAGCCAACTCCAAAGAAGAAAGAACCGGCTCCAACAGATCAGCCGGAAGAGGAAATGGATTCTCTATCTTACTTCCAAAAGTTGGCTGAACAATAAGAAATTCCCCCGAGAAATCGGGGGTTTTTCTTTTTAACCATATTCTCTTCTATAGTTAGGCAGCATAAAGGAATCGTCTGCTGTTTTTCTGTAGGTATCATATTGATTAAGAATTGTAGTTACAGTAGTTGGATTTGCAGAATTGCTTTGGACTATTGGAGGAACTGTTTTTGCTTCTCCTCCACTATTTAAAAGTTCCTTTATTCCCTTTCCGAGCATCGATGATCCAGCGCCCAGTCCGCTCATAACACCTAATCCCGTTCCCAACCCACCCAACAATCCGCCGGCGGCCGCGGCAATTCCACCTAATAAACCACCAGAATTTTTTTCTTGCTCTTCCGCTTGTGCTGTTGGTAATGGTTCCATTCCAGAAGAAGGAGTAGTTAATGATGATTTTTCACCATATTGTGTACCAATATTTGATAAATTTGAAGAATTTGATGTTATTTGTGCAGAGTTAGATTTAAGATTTGCTGTTAAATTTTTTGCAGATGCTTTTAAATTTTTAGAAATTTTTCCTACTGATGTTCCTGTTGTTTTTCCTAATTTTGACAGCATTCCCAAAAAATGAGCAGGAGTTTCAATTTCAATATTTTTGTTATTTAATTTAACGTCGTTTGAAATTGATTTATTTTTTACCATTGATAAAATTGATTTTGCATCATTAGTTGAGACTAAAACATCTGTTAAATGACCAAAATCATTTTTTGCTTTAATTTTAATTGAATTTGTTTTTTCTCTTATTTTTGATTTAGAGTTTGTTGTTGGAACTAAAGTGGTTTCTATTTTTGATTTAGAGTTTGTTGTTGGAACTAAAGTGGTTTCTATTTTTGATTTAGAGTTTGTTGTTGGAACTAAAGTGGTTTTTGTTTGTATTTGTTTAATTAAATCAATAGGAACTATAGAATTGTCAATATGATTAATTGTTTCTTTTCCCTTTTCACCAACTAAAACTAGTTCTTTTTTATTATTATTTGGTTTTTGTATTGTTACAAGTTTTGCCTGCTCTATACCACCAGCACTTGTGGCATTTGGTTCTAGTTTTGCTTCAATTTTTGAAGGAAAGTATATTTTTTTATTTGAAGCAATAGGAAGAATTGTTGTTTTTTTAAAATTATTAGCAGTTAATTGTGGTCGTAACGAGTCTTTATTATAATTTGCTATTATTTTTTGTTCTTTTTTTGTAGAATTAAAGAAAATTGGTTGAGTAATTGGTTTTAATTTTGTTGTTTTTGGAAAAACAGCAGAATTTGTTAAAAATTTGGAGAAATTTTCAATTTTTTCTTCTGTTTTTTCTTTTTCTAAAAATTCTGGAAGAACTTTCAATATAGTAGATGGAAAAATTTCAACATTTTTCCTTGATTTATCAAAATTAAAGAAAGGTATGTTTATTTTGTTTCTTTGTTTTTTGATAATTTTTTTAATTTCTTCTTTTTTTGTGTTTTTCATGGGTTTTGATGATTAGTTTAATTGTTTGTTCATATCTTCTATGTGTTTTCTCATCATATCCACGAATAAATTTCTTTCCCACGGTATCATTCTTTCTATTTGATCAATTGGAACTTTATGTTCAAAGAAAATTTGAAAATTTATTTTAAAAATGGAATTCAAATCGGCATAACCAAGAATAATTCTAAAAAATCGGAAAATCCCCTTATAGTTAATTTTCTTTCTACATTATCTTTTGTTTTATACAAGACAGTATATTCAATTGTTGGTATTTCTTTTAAAAAAGAAACTAAAGATTTAAATTGTTTTGCAGTTAATGACTCAATAAATTCTTGGATTTCGCTGTGCGGCAAATCCTTCGCATAATATACTTCTTCTTTTGAGTGAATTTCTGAAATACACAATGCTAAAAGTTCTAAAACCCCATCATCTTCTTCTTTGAATTCAAATTTATTCAATTTTAAATAAGTATCAAGAGTAGGTTGTTTCATTATAAGTGTAATATTTGCATCTAATTTTATTTTTTCGTTTATTTTTTTGTTAGTTATTTTTACATTTTGTAAATTAATTGAAGAAACAACACGCTCTTGTGTTTCTGGACAAGTTAAATAACATTCAACTATTTCCCCTAATGATTTTTCTCGTATTTTTAGAAAAAGATATTCCAAATCGCAAAAAGGTAGGGATTTACAATCATCATTTGGTATACCAGTGCTGCAAGAATTAATTACCTCTTGAACAGTTGTCATTAAGTTATCAAAAGATGAAGTTTCTTTTGCTATCATAAGATTTTTTTCTTCTCTGACAACAAATGGTCTATATGTTACTCGTTTTTGGGTTATTGGTAAAATTTCAGTATATTTTGGTGTTTTTTCAATCAATAATTCTTTAAGCATAATTACCTCAATTAATATTTAGTGTGGGTTTATACACCTATAATGTCGTATTTGTATCTTGAATAAAATAAATTTACTGTAAACTTCATAGTAGAATTCATCATCGATTCGTCAAATTTAGTTGGAATCAATTCCAAAGGAAAACATTCATAAAGAGTATATGATGCATTTATTATTGGGGTTGTGCCTTTTGCTTGAACAGATAAAGCTTGTATTTTTACCTCTCCCGTTGCATTTTCAACGAAATTAATTCTATTAACGTAATCTGAATCTGATCGTTCAAATTCATCGGTAAAAAATAGAGAAATCCAGTCTTCAAAATATTTTCTACTTGCAAATGATTCTTCGATAACAAATTCCATGATATTATTTACATATTCAACACCATATGGCATACCAATCGGAGAAGCAACACCTGATAACATATCTGCATATGCTTTAATTCGTCTAGATGGTAATTGAGCCATACTACAGATAAAATCAACATATTGTTCTTGATCTTTTCGTTTTACCGTGACATGATATCTGTTTGGAAGTTGTATTCCTTTTTGAGAATTTATGTAGTTCTGAAGAGTAGAAATTGAGTTTTCGTATAGACTCATTTATTGTTTCCTCTAAAAAGGTTATTTTCTGTCAAAATCATAAACTTCCATCCATTTTTATCACAATAATTTTTAGCAAATTGCCATTTAGATTTATTTATCTCGTACTGAATAGATTCCGTTAAAAATGTTTTATTACTTTTGTTTCCACGAATTGGTTGTTTTGTTTGTTTTTCTGGTTTTATCTCAACTACCACGGTTTCTATTTCTTTTTCTTTTTTCATTTCAAACAAAAAATCTGGGTAGTACATATGGATTTGATTATCTACTGGAGAAACATATGGTATTTGCAGTTCTTCGCTCGACCAACGAATAATGTTAACATTTTCATCTAAATACTTACAGAAGGTTCTTTCCCATAAGGATCTACATATTATGTTGTTTGGATTGCCGACGTATTTTTGTGGATTTTTTGGTTTATACTTACTTTTATAGGCCATAGGAAATAGATATGCCAACATCAATATCAGGAAATGAACAATATCCCTCCAGTATTACTTATCAAAGGAGAGTTGCTGCTTGGGTGCGTTTTCAACCACAAGATTTTAGTACCAGACCTGATACTAGGGTAGAATCAAAAATTGTAGGAAACTCTGGTTCTTACATTCTTCCCCTTCAACGATATAATTCACCAAATACAGCAAATTACCAAGATGTAGAACCAGGCAATCTTGATATGGCTCTTCAGGGTGCGAGAGATTTATTCACGGGGGGAGGAATTGGTAAACTTTCATCTTTAGTTGGAGATCTCCCAATACTTAAAGGATTTTCTCCAAATGATATAATTAATTCTTTGGGTGGAATTAAAGGAGCAGCACTACAAGATGTTTCATTTAGCGATTTGGCTTTTAAAAACATGGCAAAGCGAGCACATTCCTTTGGTTTCAGTTTATATGCAAAAAACGCAAAAGACGCAGATATTATTGATGCAATTGCAAATGGATTTCAATCTAGAATGTACCCAACTTTGGAATCTAGAACTTTTAGTAAAATAACACCACCAGCAATGTGGAAAATAACTATTGTTCCGGGTGCTGGACCAAATAAGTCTATGGTTCTTTCTAATCAAATACAAACATCTCTTTTGATAAATTATACTGTTAATCGTTTAGATCCCTCCTCTCCAATTTTAACCACACAAAATTATTATATGGGTCTTGATTTACAATTAGCATTTTTAGAAATAGAACCAGCATATCGCGATAGTGGAAATTCAGAAAAACTAATGAGTAGATCGGCTGCCGGTTATGGAGATATATTGTAATGCGTTATTTTCAACAATTACCAAAAATAGAATACACATTTTCTAACGGAATTTTTACAATTCCAGATCTTTTTACTAAAGTTGGTTTTAAAGACTCTTTTTTTGAAAATCCAGATTTATTTTACGAAGAATACTTTGATAAAATTGTAAGACCAGAACGGTTGTCTTTTTTAAAATATGGAACATTTGACTATTATTGGATCATGATGCTCGCAAACAAAGTATATGATGTTAACCGAGATTGGCCAATTCAACAGGAAGAACTAGGAACG